AACTTATGAAGTCGGCCTGTTCTCCGAGGATGTGAGCCTATTTCAAGACATCCAAAACAACCTGCTTGTGAACACGGCTGGGGTTACAGGGATGAACCACACGCTGACCTCTGCCCATGTTTCTGCGACTTGGACCGCATCAGGTGCGAGCGGTTACGTTTACGGCTTAGTGGATGCCTACGGAGCCACCGATGTAATCACGCAAGGTTGGTTTGCGGTCCCTTACTGGAAGATGGGGCCAAGCATTTACGTCAAGAAGATGGTGGACCTCATTTTTGCACAGGCAGGCTATCGGTACACATCCAATTTCTTCAACTCAACCCTATTCAAGAAACTGGTCATTCCTTACTCTGCCGGGACGATACCCGTTACCCTTTCCGGGTCGAACATCTTTGTGGCAAGTACAGGAACGATTGCTGCGTCAGGAAACATCAACTACACGATGCAGTTCCAAAACGAAACGGGGGCCTATTATGATAGACCCGGATATTGGGTTCCTTCATCAAGCATATTTGTCGCTCCTGCCGTTCCTACTCGCTGGAACATAACGGTAAATTTCGGAGTAACTGTTGCAGCACCGAGGCCCGTTGCAAACATGAGCATCCGAAACTTGACGGACTCTACGGACATTCAAGTCATAACTGGCATAAACATATTCTCAACCAACTCGGTTACTTTCTCAAACATAACTATACCAGCAAACACAAACGCAAACATCGGCATCGTTTTCACGACGCCATTTTCGGGAGGTGCTGGGACAATCTTATCAGGAGCCACAGTCTTATGGGAGTGCCTTGAAAATCCAGTAAGCATCGGGGTCGTTGATATGCGGACCGCCCTGCCTGCTGACGTGAAGCAGAGCGACCTGCTCGTTGACTTGCAGAAGATGTTCAACCTTTACTTCATGCCCGACGCACAGGACCCTAAACTCCTGTACATTGAGCCGTTCAAGGACTTCTACTCAAGCGATGTGGTTGACTGGACGCAAAAGGTTGACGAAAACCAAGAGCAAGTACTGACCAATGGCGACCCGAACCAATACAAGTCGCTTGTGTTTAAATACAAGGACATGGGCGATTACCTGTCCAAGACCTACAAGTCAAGCAATCCGCTTGCGAAGGAAGGCTACGGAGGTCGTCAGTTCTTGACGCAAAATTTCTACGGCAAGTCCGAGTTCGTCTGCGAAACCATGGCCGGGACGCTGATACCGGGTTCGTTCACGACCGATAAGGTCATCGGCAGGGCTTGGGACTTGGAAGGCAGCACGGCAAGCGGCACGGTCAAGCAGTTGAACACAGGTTACCGACTTGCACAATACAACTCAATCGCTCAAGGCACAACGTCTTGGTTCTATCAAACAGGCGTGAGCGGTTCGTTTGCTACGGGTGAGTATGTCGCCAACGTACCATTCGTGAGCCACATCGACAACCCCTATGCACCCACCGAGGACCTTGCCTTTGGTATTCCGAGGCAGGTCTTCTACAATGCAGTCAACGCAAGCGGTACGCCAATCACCTACACGAACAACAACCTCTACAACAAGTATTGGCTCAATTACATCACCGAAACGACCTCCAAGGAAGCCTTGCAGTTGGAGTTGACGGTGGTCTTGAACTGCGTGGACATCTATCAACTTGACTTCCGCAAGCCTATCTATTACAACGGCATTCGATGGCGTTTGCTGGAGATTCGGGACTATACCGTAGGCGAAGCAAAGCCTTGCCGGGTAACGCTGCGAAGGATTCTCAACCTCGCAGAGTTCGTGCCTGTAACGAGCCTCCCAATAACAAGCGACCCTGCTGGATTACCGAACGGCCCTATTGACCCTGACCCAGCAGACCCCGGCTATGAACCACCCGTAAACCCTGAACTACCAACCCCCGGATAATGGCAGTAACTAAAGAAATCGTCCTCGAAGTAGGGCTTAAAGACTCAACCGCACAAGGCACGACGAGTGCTAAACAACGGCTTAGGGAACTCCAAAAGACGCTGACCGAGATGGCTTTGGCCGGGGAATCCGGGACCAAGGCTTTCAAGGAAATGGAGCAGGAGGCAGGTAAACTCAAGGACCAAATCGGGGATACAAGCCAAAGGATTAAGAACCTTGCAAGCGACACTCGGAACATCGACACCTTCGTTGCAGCGGTCCAAGGCATAACGGCTGGGTTCCAAATTGCACAGGGTGCAGTAGCGTTATTCGGGTCCGAGAATGAGGACTTGCAGAAAGCGTTGTTGAAGGTCCAAGGGGCGATGGCTTTGGCTAACGGAGTGCAACAGGTTGCTAACCTGCTGAACAAGGATAGCATCCTGATAACTCAAGGGCAGGCAGCAGCGCAGGCACTCTACGCAACTGCAGTCGGTGCAAGTACAGGAGCGATGAAAGCGTTCCGAATTGCTCTGCTTGCAACGGGTATCGGTGCAGCAGTCGCAGCCGTAGGACTTTTGATAGCCAAGTGGGATGAACTCACCGCAGCGGTTCGCAGGTTCCTGAACTTACCCGACCCGGCCATCGCAGCGAAAGCGAGGGAGCAGGCTGCCCTGCGTGAGGAAGCAGCCCTGTCCAATTACCGGGATGCATACGAAGCCCACACGAACGCCCAAATCGCAGCAGACCAAAAGAGGGAGGCGCAGGTCAAAGAACGCCAACGCAAGGAAGCAGAGGCCACCCAAAAGCGTTTGGAGCGACTAAGGGAAGAGAACAATGCCATTATCAAGTTTGTAGAGGACCTGAACCTGCAACTCTACGAAATGGAGTTGGATAGGTTGAGCCAGCAGGAGCAACTTCAAGTCAAAGCGATGCAGGCCGAAGCACAAAGGCGGATGCAGGTGGACACGGCTGACGCAAAGTCCAAGATGGGCCAAGCCCAGCGTGAAGAAGACCTTGCTGGACTGCGTGAGAAATACGTCGGTCAGTCCTTTGCGGTCATCAACGACATCATCATCGCATCGGCAGGCAAGAGCGAAGCAGCGCAAAAGAGGGCTTTCAATGTCGCAAAGGCTGCATCCATAGCCCAAGCCATCGTGAACACCTACCTTGCCGTCAGTTCGGCACTCGCTTTGAAGCCGACTGAATCCGTATTCCCCGGACAAAGGTTCGTTGAGGCAGGTCTTGCCCTTGCTGCTGGTCTTGCGAATGTCGCCAAGATTAAGGCCCAACAATTCCAAGGCGGTGCAGGTGCAGGCTCTCCCGGTGCAGACGTAACGGGTGCAGGAGCAAGCGTTGCACCACCGCCCATCTTCGCAAACCCACAAACGACCAACCTCGGCACAGGCGAACTCTCGACAGGCCAAGGTCAAGGTTCATCCCCGATGCGAGCCTATGTGGTGGAACGGGACATCACCCAAAGCACTCGCAGGGTTCGGAGGTTGGAGGAATTTGCAACTCTTGGAGCCTAACCACATTTACCACTATGGAACTACCCATATACCGAATGACCGTGGACGAGGTGGATGAAGGGGTTCAATTCGTGGCCCTTACCGATATGCCAGCGATTGAACGTCCATTCCAAGCATTCAGCCAAGCCAAGCAGAAGTTCACCGAAACAGGCGAACGCAGGGTCCTGACAGGGCCTCTAATGCTTGCTGATACGCCCATCTTTCGCAAGGACGAAACCTATGGTGAGTACTACGTCGTCTTTGACAAGGCCACCATTCGTAAAATCGTGCAGAAGTACTTCAAGCAAGGCAACCAGCACAACGTCAACGCTTACCACAATGCCGAACTGGATGGCGTTTATATGTTCGAGTCCTTCATCACCGATTCCGAGCGTGGCGTGATGCCTCCCAAGGGTTACGAGGACACACCCGATGGATCTTGGTTCGGTTCCTTCAAAGTCGAGAATGACGAGGTTTGGGAAAACCGCAACCTGTTCCGAGGTTTCTCCGTTGAGGGCCTCTTCGGGATGGACAAGACCCCAAGCACTTTAGAAGTCGAGATGGCAGCCCTTGCCGATGAACTTACCGCTTTTTTGCAACATATCCAACCTAACTACAAATCCAACTAACTATGAACCTGAAAAACGCAATCGAATCCCTGCGGACTGAACTCCGCAAATTCAGCACCCAAAAGCAGTCCTTTGCTGACTACAAGTTGACCGATGGCACGGTTGTCCGTGTTGATGGCGACCTCGTTGCAGGTACTGCCGTTTATGTCGTTGCCGAGGAAGGCACTCTCCCTGCACCCGATGGAGAGCATGTTGTTGAAGGCGTTGGCACGATCAAGACCGAAGGAGGCAAGATCGTCGAGGTCATCGCTGCCGAAGTACCAGTCGCTGCCCAAGAGGTTGAGATTGAAGTGGCTCCCGAAGAACCCGAAGCCCCCGAAATGCCCGAAGCACCAATCGCTATGACTCCTGATATGGTCGAGGCCATCGTCGCCAAGCATCTTTCCGCTATCATGGAAGAACTCAAAGCAGCATACGCCGAAATGGGCAAAATGAAAGAGAAAATGTCTGCATTCGCATCGCAGGTTGAAACCATGGCCGACATTGTCGAGAAGGTTTCCGAACTCCCAGCCGAAGCCCCAAAAGCAAGCGGTTCAGCAATCGTTGAGCAACGCAAGGCCCAAGCCTCGCAGAACTTCAATGCTCTCGCACAAGCACTTCAATCACTCAAATCCAAAAACTAAACCCCTAAACCCCCATTAACAATGGCATACAATTTTGGCAATCTCGCCACCTACACCGACCAAGAGAGGCTCCCTCTCATCACCAAGGCCGTGTTCTCGGCCCGTTCAGCAGCCCTGTTCACCAAGCAGGTGGGCATCAAGTTCGCTGCTGCCCTCAACCTCATGGACACCGATGCAGTTCTGCAAGGCGGTGATACTTGCGGTTACACAAGTTCAGGCACAACCACATTCAGTCAGCGTGTCATCACCGTTGGCCGTATGAAGGTCATGGAAACTTTGTGTCCTCGCTCTTTGGAGCAGTACTGGATGCAGACCCAGTTGACCCAAGGTTCAATGTACGATGGCGTTCCTTTCGAGCAGGCGTTTGCCGAGCAGAAGGCTCTCCGCATCGCCGAGGCGTTGGAAACTGCAATTTGGCAGGGCAACGCATACTTCAGCGGTGTTAATCAGTTGTTGAACGCTGCATCGGGTTCTACCATCAGCGGTAACACGGGTGCGGTTTCTGCCTCCGTTGGTATCACTACAAGCAACGTGATTTCCATCTTCGACGGAATCTACAACCAAATTCCGCAGGCCATCCTAACCAAGAATGACCTCGTCATCTTCTGCGGGTGGAACAACTTCCGTACCTTGATTGGGGCTTTCAAAGCCTCCACAGGTGTTATGTATAACCAAGTTGACTTGGCTGGTCTTGCCGATGGGGACATTATCTATCCCGGAACAAACGTCCGTGTAATTGCGGTTCCCGGCTTGACCAACACAAACCGAATCGTTGCGTCTTACCTCGGCAATTTCTTTTTAGGAACCGATTTGCTGTCCGACGAAGAGCAGTTTTCCATCTTTTATGCACGCGAAAACGACGAAGTACGGAGTATCGCAGCCTTCAAATGCGGAGTGCAACTGGCGTATCCAGACTTGGTTGTTGACTTCCGCTTGACCTAATGTGTAGGGGGGAGGGAAACCTCCCCCTGCTTTTTGTTCCTTAAAACTTAAACCCCAAATACACATATGTCCTGCGCACTAACAACTGGTTACACACTCGGCTGCCGTGATTCAGTCGGTGGCATCAAAACAATTTACGTCCAAAACTGGATTTCTACTGGGTCTTGCAACGCTAACCTTTCAGGTGCGGTTACGGGGTTCACCGGATACAATCCAAGCGGTTTTTTTGAATACGACTTGACCAAAGCCACGTCATCCATGACCGAAACTTTGAACGCAAGTATGGAGAATGGCACAGTCTTCTACTCACCTGAAGTAACCTTCACCATCAACAAAATGCAAGTCGCAGTACGCAATGAACTCCGTTTGCTCGCTCGTAGTAAAGTCATCGTCATCGTTCAAGACAACAACAGTCGTTACTGGTTGCTGGGTGCTATAAATGGCCTTGAGGCAACCGCTGGAACCGCTGGAAGTGGTACTGCCTTTGGCGACCGAAACGGCTACGAAATAACGCTTTCCGGGATGGAGCCTGACCCGATGTTCCTGATTGCATCCACAGTCTTTGCACCATCGTCTACGCAGATACTCGGTTCGTAGTATCTTCGCATCAGGTTTTCATCATCTGAGGTTTGGGAGGGCAGTCAGCAATGGCTGCCCTTCTTATTTTTACGGCTATGAAGATTTGTATCGTTTACAACGCCCATCCAACCGGGTGCAGTTTCTATCGCCTTGAAATGCCGAACGCTTACCTCGGCGACAACCACCCGGAATTTGACTATGTGTGCGTTGAGAACATCACGACCATCAGCGACGAGGGATTGAAGTCCATTGACCTGTTCCTGTTTAGCAGGCTTTGGTGTCAGGGAACCATGGAGCAAGTCGAAAATGTTTACAAAGCATTGACCCAATACGGAGCGAAAGTCATCCTTGACTTGGACGATTACTGGGTCCTTGAGAGTGGCCACATCATGTACCGCCATTATCACCAAACCAAACTTGCAGACGTGATTCGCAAACACATCAAATTGGCTGACTGGGTAACTTGTACAACCGAGCATCTTGCCTCTTGCATACGGCCTCTAAATGCGAATGTGAGCATTTTGCAAAATGAGCCGTACGAAGCCTATCAGCAATTCATTCCAAACCCAGACGAAGAACCCGACAA